CGGGAGAGCCGCGACATGCTGAGGGCGGCAATAATTGCCTCCAAAAAAAAAGCAAAATAGTTTGGCTCAACCCCTTGACAACCTGCCGAGATAGTGAGAAAGATAGCACATGAACATGACAACCAACGAAAAGCTCACCGACAGCCGCCGAGAATGACTACCGCCGACACCATGATGCCAGTGCTACCTGCAACCATTGAACCGGAGAGCGGGGCGGCTGTTCGCGTGCAGCGTCTTGTTAGAGAGCACGGTGGAACTGACCAAACCTTTTTCTGGAAAGGCCGTGTGCTGGTCTGGTTCTCGTGTGGTGCTGCGAGCGCGGTAGCGGCGAAACTCGCGGCTGACAAATACCGCAACGACAATCTCGAAGTGCTCTACTGCGACACGCTGAAATATGAGAGCACAGACAACCCGCGCTTCATGCGCGATGTGGAGCAGTGGATACAGTGGCCGATAAAGACTCTGCGGTCCGAAGAATACGCCGACATCTTCGACGTGTTCGATAAGACCGGATGGCTGGTCGGTCCAAGCGGCGCACGCTGCACAACCGAACTGAAAAAGAATGTGCGCAAGGCGTATCAGTGGCCGGAGGATGTCCACATCTTCGGGCTGACGGCTGACGAAACAATGCCGCTCTGCAAAAGGCCGGAAGATGACCGCATCGCCGAGATGGTCAACGACAACCCTGAAATCTTCCTCGAATGGAATCTGCGCGATGCGGGAATCACGAAACGCCAAACGCTGCAAATGGTGGCGGACGCCGGAATAAAGCTGCCGCTGCTGTATCGGCAGGGCTACCGGAACAACAACTGCATCGGATGCGTAAAGGGCGGCATGGGCTACTGGAACAAAATCCGCGTGGACTATCCTGAAGCCTTCGCACGGATGGCCGCGCAGGAACGCAAGATGAACGCTGCCTGCTGCAAACGATACGAAGGCAAAACCCGAATCCGCGTCTTTCTGGATGAGCTACCGCCAGACGCCGGACGATACGAAGAAGAACCAGACATCGAGTGCGGCCCGCAATGCAGACCGCCCAAACTCGACGAGGCGCTAGTGCTCTCTAACAGCAAGATCAAAGTCCCAGCAGGCCACCTCCGCCTCGACGGCGCGACCTACCAGCACCGCGAGGTGCTCGCAACCAACGGATGGAAATATGAAGGAAAAAGCAGCGCATGGTATCGGACAACGACGACCGCGATCAATATGCCGATCCGCGAGGGCTGCCGCATGTCCATCGAGACAACGGAGCGCAATGGACTCGGCAACCTGGTATTCGCGCTCGTCTATGACGCCGCCGTAAGTCCGACGGCTAGCCGCGACGATCACGACACCTACGACATGGTGTGAGCGACCTTGGCAAACCTGCAAAAAACAAAACAAAAACCAAATATGACCACACAAAAAGCAAAGAAAGCTGACAGCACAGCAGCAGAACACCGCATCTATTGCGGCCACACAGCCGAAGGCACACCGGGGAAAATTCCCTATCGCAACGTCACTGGGCTGTATTGCTACGACTGCGGCACTTGGGTGGCGACGATGCCCAGCACAACGCCGCCCTTCAAGCAGGAGCCGCCTGCGGAGGCTAGCTTCACGCCGGGGCCGTGGGAAAAGCGGGACCTTCGCATCCAAAGCAAAGGAAACTACGTAGCAGACTGCGACGCTGGCTACATGTTTTCCGCCGAAGAGAGGCATGCAAACGCACGCCTCATCGCTGCTGCTCCCGACCTGCTATCGGCGCTTGAGCGCTGCCTCCCGTTCGTTGACAGCATCCGCGCCATGACCGGGGGAGACGGCGACTTGACCGCGCTAACGGCCCGCGCAGCGATAGCAGCAGCCAAAGGAGAGACGCTATGAAAGAGGCTATCCAATCCAAGGAATGCAAAAAAAGTCACAGCGGAAACAAGGAGCTGCACAAAATGGGCCGAGGCCGACTTGCCATCTACCGGGAGTGCGCCGGGTGCGGCCAAATTTACACGCTCGATCAGCTCGCAACTCGATGAAAAACCTCCTCCGCTTCCTCCGCAGCCTCAAGGGCTGCCGCAACGTCCGCCGCCACTCGCGCATCCGCCTGCTCGGTGAGTCGATGGCGTGGTTCGCAGCCTCCAACCGCCGCTGATGAGCATCACCGACATCGTCACGCGGCACGACCTCGCCGCGACCTGCCCGCTCCGCGACATCGCCGAGCCGGTGGAGTTCGCGCTCTCTGCGCGCCTGCGCATCACCATCAGCCGATTCGCAAACGGATCTACCATCACGGCGGACAGACTCGCCGACATCATCATCAAGTCACTCGCCGCGGAAGGCATCACCCTAGCGCCATGACCACCGACCTCGAGATCAACGATGCCATCGGCCTGCTACGCTCGCGCGGCTTCTCCGTCACTCATCCCGAGGCCGACGAATGGATAACGCCTATCGACCTCTGGCGCACACAGGGCGCCGGCACAACCCTAGCGTCGTTCCGTGACCGCCTCCACCATCCGCGGTGCCCTGCGTATCCTCGGCACGTCGGAGCGACAGGCCGGACAACGACGCTGAGGCCGACCGCGGAGCTTCTCGCGTTCCTGCGCCAGCCATCGCAACCCGGCAAACGCCTAAAATGATCCTCACACCCGAAGAAAAAGCCGAGTGGCTCGACGCCTGCCGAGCGATGCTCGACGGTGAGCCGATAGAGTTTCGGTCGCTGCTGACTGGTCAATGGATTCCCGCAGACAATATCGAGGCCAGCAGAGCGCATCGGCGCAAGCCGGTTCGAGTGGAGGAAAAATAAACAAAAAAAGAATTGGACAGCTGCACGCTTTGCGTGCATTGTCTTCTCATGAACAACCAACAAATCAAAAACGGCCAAGCAGTCAAAATCACCTTCGGCATGGGCCGTACGATCCTCGGACAAATTAGCGATAAGATCGAGAACAAGTACGGAACCCACTACGAAATCACAACCGAAGACGGGGAAGTGGAATACGCTTACGGATTTGTGAAAGGCAACGAAATCGGCGCGCGGCTCCTGTGAGTCGCCTGCGGGCAGCGCTCCTTCAAAAATAAACCAAAAAAGAATTGGACAGGCGCACGCTTTGCGTGCATTGTCTCTACATGAACAACAACAACAACGCAATGGACTACTTCAAGAAAGCAAAACAAGCAGCTCGCAAAGTGATCGAAGACACCAGCGCAGCTCATGCCGCAGCGATCACGGTCATCAAATCAATGGTTCCGAACAAGCCAGATGCTTTCTACGGCGATATGGGATGGCAAGCGGTCTTGGCGGCTCGCAGTGGACTTGTCTTCAAAAGCGTTTTTGCATGAGCCCACTACGCGCCGAGCGTGAGCGGCTGGGACTCACGCAGGGCCAGATGGAGGAGCTACTGTGGGGCATGCCTCACCGCACATATCAGGACATCGAGGCCGAGCGCCGAGTTCCGCCGCCGTGGGTCATGGCAGCGGTGTTCGAGCGGCTCGCCAAGCGCAACGCCAAACCGACTGCCAAATGACCGAGAAACCGCTATTGCGCGACGTCCTGCCAGAAACGCGCCAAGACGCGCCACAGGCGGCAATACGCGCAACGGCGGTGCCTATACGCTCTGGGCCGTGTAGGGTGCTGTGGCTATCTCACGACTGGACAGGGCCGCGAGGGCAGTGTGGCAGGTGCGGCCAGGAGCGAGGCTAGAATTTCAAGCGGCGGGAATGGTGGGCAGGGAGAGCCTGCTTCCGGGATTTGTTGTCCTGCATGAAACACCCTCCGCTTGATTCCGCTTTGTTGACAAGTCGCGCGCTTTGTTTACTATCGCCCAAGGTGAGGCACAGCCTCCCGCCAAAAATATATGAATGCACCAAAAGACACCGACGGGAGGCTGTTGTCCTCCACCGCCTTGTTCGCCCCGTTTGAGTCTGACGGCATCCTGTGCGTTCAAGACGGCAAAATCACCACCGATCCGGACGAGGAACGGGACTGGACGGAATACCACATCGAGCACATGCACAGCGACGTGTGGCGCATCGAGCGCAGCGACGCTGCCGAACTCTGTTCCTTCGTGTATCAGGGACGAATCCCCGACCGCGACTTCTTCGTTGCGGTGATGAGCAATCAAGAAACGCCTCTGCCCGATGGTTGGGCGAACGACGTGGTGAGCGACTGCCGAAAGGAGGCTCCCGATGTCCGATAACGTCTCACCGGCAGTTCGCTCTACCACGCTGGTATGCGGCCAACCGCCGCCGGCAGATAGGTGCCCAAAGTGTGGCGGGCTCGACTGGTATCAGGTCGGCAACCTGCGGTGCTGCTTTGCCTGCGCGGAGGGCTTCATCGTCGCATCGGGAGAGCCGCATACCGAGACAAGCTCTGCGACGCGGGGGGAAAAGCCATGACGAAGCGGAAGACAAAGCAGCCGGCGGCGGTGGTCTGCGAGAAAGGCGGGCGCTGCAAGGGAACGCATCCTCTCATCTGCGAGACGCACGGCTGCTCATTTGCGGTTGGGCGGGCGGCTGCGGCTGAGAAGAAAGCGCGCGCGACGAACGCGGAACGCGTTCGCAGCAGCGCGCTGGGTAGGCCGCTCTACGTGGGCAGCATAAAAGACTACCGAGAAAAAGGCGGTGTGCGCGGTGGCATCTACGACCTGAGCCAACCGCAGCAACACCAGCTCGTGCTCGTGGTCTATGGACGCACGCTGAAAGAGATGCGGGGGCGGAAGCAACTACTGCTGAAGGCGCTCAAAGAAGAGGAGCGGCCTACACGCAAAGCTCTGCAACTCGCCGGAAGCGGCGCGTCCGCCGGGCGAAGAAGGGATCGAATCACGATGACCGCCACCGCACAGCCGCCAAGCGAGTTTGCAGCAGCGCATGGTTCTGCGCCGCGAGTTACGTTGCCGCGTCGCTCGCAGGACAGACCCGGTGCGGAGCGGAGTGGGGGGTCTGAATCTTTTCTTGAAATAGTGCTTGCGTTACCGGCTTACGCATACGAGACTTCGTGCATGAACGAACAACTACAAGCGCCAGTCGGAGGTCACTTCCATCCCGTTGCGGAACGGTTTTACGAGGGCGGGCAATTCATGCCGGAGCCTGATTCCCTGGGTGGGTCAAAGCGCAAGGCCGCGAAGAAAGCCGCGAGCTACCACTACAACGCCGTGACGGTTGGCGGCTGCACGGTGTTCGTTTCGGAGTGCGTGCGGTTCGTGCCTTCGGAATACGAACCCCGCTGGATTACCCGCAATCGCGCGGTGTTCACGGCAGCGAACGAAGCGGACGCGCAAGCCGTGGCAGCTTCGCTGCCACCGTTCGGAAGGGGGGGGAAGTGAGCGACGAAGAGTTTATGGAGTGGTGGAATGAGTGCCGGTGGGACAAGACCGGCACTGAACTCGACGCATGGCCGCGCGAGAAGCTGAAAGAAATGGAAGCACTGCGACAAAAGCTCAACGCTGACGATCTGCGGCGTATTCTTGCCTCGCCATCAGAAGCAAAGGCCGGGCGTATCGGCTGATACAAAGCCAATATCAGCAGGTGAATCAAGAGTTGCTTTTTTCTACCGCACCAAATGATCGTCTCAAATCGTGTGAGCGAATTATTCAAAGCGGAATGGCCACCTTTGTGGCAGTAGGATTAGCTCTTTCCGAGATTCGAGATTCCAGACTTTATTTACAAAGCCATAACACCTTCGCTTCATATTGTGAAGAACGCTGGAACATGGCCGCGCGCACCGCCTATCAAACCATCGAATCGGGCCGAATCGTGCGCGCATTAGGTCATGCAGGAGCAAGTCTGAATGAGTCCCAAGCGCGCGTATTGGCATCGGTGCCTGAGCAGGAACGCAAGGCCGCGCTGTTAGGCGCAATGGCCGAAATGCAAGACTTGACTGCCAGCAAGTTGAAAACATGGCTGCTGCGAAGAACACATATTCGCCAGCCTATTGCGGATTCCTCCGGCATCATAGAGTGTCCGCACTGCGGAGTCGAGTTCCAGCGAGCTAACCTAGTCGCCGCCAGCCGAGGCAATCGCCAACCAAGCAAAGCTCCGGAGCTGATGATGAAACACGCTGGGAGACGCTTGAAAAGCGTTATCGACTACGGATGCGGGAGACTTCGCAACGCGCTAGAGATCGAGAGAATTGCTGACCGCGTGATTTTCTGCGACTTGCCAGAACAGATTGACAGGATTTTGCCGATTGCCGATGGTAGGACAGTGATTCCAGTTCCTGTTACAGTCACAGCAGAAGCGGTGATGCTGCTAAACGTAGCCCACATCCAACCGACAGAGGAGATGAGGCGCGAAGTCTTGATTGCAGCAGCAAAATGTGCGGAGCGTTGGCTCCTAGTCGAGACGCCTGCTTGTCAGAGCTATTACAAAAGACGGAAGGTAGGAACAGCGTTCGCGTTTCTAGCAACTGAGGCAATAAGCGAGATCGTCCCGATGAAATTTATCACGAGCAGGTGGACAAACGCGCACAATCGCGCACTAATATATGAGAACTCTACAACCTAACCAGATGGGGGTGGGGGTAAGGAATCTCTTAGGCACCCCACTAAGGGCACCCATTTGGTTCGTTGCTTGTATCTCCTATGTTTAAGAAGAAACCTCAGATAGTAGAACGAGCTCAAAAGGTTCCCGCAGTCCTGGACTCGCTGGCGCAAGCAGAAGCGATCTGGGGAATTGACCGTCGAGAAATGCTTCGCGCGAAGCACGCTGGATGCGCCGCGTTTCGCAACGGAAAGATTCAGCGCGATCCGTTGATGGATTGGCTCAAAGCAAATCCGCGCAGCTCCGAGGAATTGGCCGTGGATTCCGCAAACCTTTCCCTCCAGGATCAGAAACTCGCCAAGCAAATTGAGAAGCTAGACATCGAGATCGCGCGAAGCCGTGAAGACTTGGTCGAGAAAGCTATCGTGACCGAGGAATGGGGGAATCATATCACGCGCCTTTTCGACATCGTCACGCAGAGCTGTCCGCGTGACATGGCGCTAATCATCACCAAGGAGTTTCGCGGCTATCTCGGAAAAGCCGCAAAGGATTTATGACCACCGACATACTCGCCCGGCTTTCGGGCATCACACCATTGACCAAGATCGAGCTGCGCGACATTCGCCGAGCTGGCGACAAACGAAAGCGCGTGCAACTCTGCGAACCGGAGACGAAAAGCCGACACTCTCGGGAGGAGCTAGCTCACGCATGGAAGACCCTAGAAAAGCGGAAGGCACAGCAGGAAAGGATCAAGCGCGGATAATGACGCTCCAGAATACACCGTGGAATAGTCGGGTGCGGATCGTAGGCACCATCACGCGCAATGGCGTCGTGACCTATCTTGTCTGGCGCAATGGCGCGGTGCATCGTGTGGCTAATCCCGAGGAATGAGTGACCGTCGCTGGCTAGCCGACATGCTCCACGGCATGGTGCCGGAACGATTCGCCGGCAGCATGGTCGAATACTTTGATGGCACCTTGCGCCTACCGCACTCGACTCGTTACCCGGTGTATATCGCCGAGGAGTCGCCGTGGCTGATCGAGCCGATGCGAGCGGCAAATGATTCGACGGTTAAGCGCGTGGACGTGCGCGGGCCGGCGGGCGCCGCGAAGTCGCTGATTGGCGAGATGCACATCGCCTGGTGCGTGGACAACGACCCCGGCCTGTATTACTACGTCCATCAATCCGACCCTGACGGCGTGGATGCGATGGAAGACCGCATCCTGCCGATGCTCCAGGCCAACGACTTTCTTGCGAAGCGCCTGCCGAATGATCGGCACAAGCAACGCATCGCCAAGATCGCTTTCCCCCATATGAGTCTCTACTGCGTCGGAGCCAACATGAGCGCAGCACAGTCGAAGCGCGTGAAGTTCCTCACGATGGAAGAGCCCCACATGTATAAGCCTGGCATGATGTCGGCTTTTGAAAAGCGGTGCGAAGGCGTTCGCAACGCTAAGATCCTAACGCTCTCCACAGGTAGCGTCCTCGGGGACGAGTCGGACAATGCCTTTCAGTCTGGCACTTGTGAGGAGTGGCAAGTGCCGTGTCCGCACTGCCGACAGTTTCAGCGGATGACCGATGGGCGCGACCGGCTAATCTACACGCAGGGAGAAAAGACCACGGATGAGAATGGCCAGTATAACTGGAAAGACATTTTGCCAACCGTCCGCTACAACTGCGAGCACTGCGGGCGGGACTGGCCGAGCGACGAAGCCAGCCGGCGCGCACAGGCGCAACAAGGGCGCTACGAAGCCACCAACCCCAACGCGCCGGAATGGCACCGCTCGTTCCATTGGGAGGCTGCTGCCGTTCATTACTTCCATCTTGGATCCTTGCTGATGGAGAAGCTCAAAGCGAGCTACGCGGCCAAGGCAGGGCAGATCGAACCGCTTCGGGACTACATACAGAAACGGCGGGCACTGGCATGGGACGAGTCGCCGACCGATGCGGACGGCGACTTGAATTTTGAGCGCATGAAAGGGCAGTATCTAAAGGGGGACAAGTTCGAGGGAGAAATCTGCCGATTCCTCACCATAGACAACCAGGCAGGCCGAGCGAGCAAAGGCGAGGGCGCGCATCGCTGGTATGTGTGCAGGGCATACGGCGAAAAGGAGGCGCGGATCATTGATGAGGGACGCATCACGACATGGGAGGAACTAGAAGAAAAGCGGATCGCGCTAGAAGTCGAACCGGGACGGACGCTGGTGGACATCGCATTCGATACGATGGCCGTGCAGGAGGTGATTGTGCGCTACGGATGGACCGGATTATGGGGCGATAATACGAACCGCCGCGACTTTCCTCACCACGAAATGGCGAACGGCCAGCGCATCACGCGCAAGTATCCCTTCTCGCCGGTTAACGTCGGGCACGTCGGCATCGGCACCGACAAAACGCGGCGGCAGGCAAGGTATTTTTTCTGGTGCCAGCAGCCGGTGAAGTCCATGTATCACCGGCTCAGGTCTGGACTCGCTACATACCGCTTCACCATCCCGCAGGACGTTTCGAGCGATTACCAAAAGCAGACTGCCGTGGAGTTCAAGCGGCAGGAAGTCAACCGGGACGGCTCGAAAAAGTGGACGTGGACGGTGATGAAAAGCCGGGCGAATCATCTACTCGACTGCGATCAAATGAATCTCGTTTCGGCTCTGCTCGATTCCCGGCTTCGCGCCGTGCTGTTCACGACCGAGGCGGAAGCGCCGGAGAAAGAGGAGGCGGAAAAATAGCTGTTGCGCGAATGTTTAGCGTCTGCTAAACGTAGCGGCGTGAAGAAACTCAATGCAACCATCGCGGCGCGCGTTTCGCAGGAGACGCGCGACAAACTGACCAAAAAAGCAGCCAAGCGTAAAATACGCCTGACCGATATTGCGCGCGAGGCGCTGGAGGAAAAGGCCGCGCAATGAAACTGCATGTCTTTCAGGATCGTGTGTGTGATGAGTTTTTCGCCAGTCTTGGCGAGCACAGGCGCATTGTCGTGGCCTGCCCGACAGGATCGGGAAAAACCGTCATCGCCATGCACGGAATCCTGCGCCATCTTCCCGCCCCCGTCCTGTGGGTGACGCATCGGCGCGAATTGCTGAAACAGGCCGAACGCCACAAAATGCCCGTCAATGTGCAGATGGTTGGATCGTTTTCAGGCGGCGATTTCAAGTCGGTAATCATTGACGAAGGGCACCATTGTTCTGCCGCGCAGTATCAGCAAATCTTTTGCGCGCTCCCAAAAGCCATCGTGGTCGCCCTGACAGCAACTCCCTATCGACTGGACGGAGTTGGCCTTGGCTCTTGCGGCTTTACCAAGATCATCAACGGGCCGGACACGCTGGAGCTAACCAAACTCCGCGTCCTTTGCCCCGCTGTCACTTTTGTTCCGGGAAGCGAATCCACTTCTTCATGGGCAGCGTCCGACTGTGCAAAACTAATCGCCGCAAGACGGTTCAAAAAAGCCATTGTCTATTGCCGGACAGTGGAGGACGCAGTTAATACTTCCTCCGCGCTGATTAAGCTTGGTGTTCGATCATCGGTAATTCATGGAGAAACAAAGGAACAGCACCGGGAAGACATTGAGGAGTCATTTAGGAACGGAAAAACCAAAGTTCTTTGCAATCATACCATTTTTACCGAAGGCTACGATCTGCCGGAAGTGGACATGATTGTTCTTAATCGCCACACCCAAAGCAGATGCCTGTGGAAGCAGATGACTGGGCGCGGACTTCGCCGCAGCCACGGAAAGACCCGTTGCATCATACTTGACCTTGCTGGAAACGGAGTGACGCACGGAAGCATTTATGACAGGGAGATTTACGGTCTGGACGGAAGCGTGGAAAAAGTGGAACAGCGTGAATTGCCCGAATCATCAGAACGTGATGAAGCCGAATATGAATACAACGCAGCCGAAAAACTAAAACTATGGAAACCACAACCGAAACCAATCAGCATAATCGAGAGCTTACACCGTCTGAAATCAAAATCGCCATTGCTCAAATTGACGACCGCCTGATACGTGTAGCCAAAGCTCAAACGGAGCTTATGGACACAGATGACTACGGGGACGATGATGCAGGCAAAGACCATAGAGCAAGCCTGCGGGAAAAATACGACATTCCAGTGGGCGTGCATCTTTTTGGTGATGCGGACAGCGCGCTTTCAACCAAGGATGTCTCGACATGCAGGCGTCACATCAACGCATTTGTTCGCGGCAAAATGACGGACAATCAGTTCAGCGATTTGTATTTCTTTTTTGAAGAATTTGCAGAGTGCGATTACGGATGGGTGTTGCTTGAAAAGCCGATGTTCAATTATCAAGCAATAAACGGATGGACAGAAACAATAAAGGAAGACCATATTGATTCAATCGTGGTCGAATTAAAATCAATCGCTACAAGATCAAAGTCGAAGTCAGGAAAACTTCCGCACTTGTCAGGATATTGGTGCGACGAATGAAAAACCCCAAGGGCGGCACTGGAAACGGTGCCGCCCTTAGCTTTGCTCCCATATTCTCATTTTTGAGAAATAGCGTTGCAAAATTGAGAATCCCGCATTACAAGAGCGGAAATGAAAGGCACGCTCGTCGGCCTGACCGGCACCGAACTGACCACGCTACGCACCTCCGCGCTGGCTTGCATCGTCGCGGGCACCGTGCGCGGCACCTCCTATTCCATCGCTGGTAGGACGTTCAGCTTCCCGAGTTTAGAATCCGCGCAAGACCTGCTCGCCGAGGCTAACTACGCCCTCGGGCTGCTCAACGGCACGCGCTCGGCAAACGTCCGCTCAAACTTCAATCCTAGCCTCGGGCGCGGGGTGAACTTCTGATGGAAGCGCCTGCGTTCAAGCCCTCGATCCTTGACCGCGCCATCTCGGCGATCTCACCCGTCGCCGGGATGAAGCGCCTGGCCGCGAGGCAAGTGCTACACCAATTCAGCTACGACGGCGCGCGGGCTACCACCAAGCGCGCGCAGGCGCCGGCACAGATCGCACCCAACTCTTTTTCCGTCCAGCGCGACCGGCTCCAGCTTCTCCGCGAGGCTACCGACCTGGAGAACAACTTTGCACCCGCAAAAACCCTCAACCGAAAGTATGCGATGTATGTGGCCCCGCAAGGCTACCACGCACAAACCGGGGATTCTCAGCTCGACACGGACGTTGAACACTACCTGAACCAAATATGGTTTCCAAACGCCGACGTTGCCGGTCGGGCTGACTTTTTCCGGCTACTTGAGTTTGGCGTAATCGGGATGAATCGCGGCGGCGATTACGGCTGGGCTTTCATGCGTCCAGGATTTGAAGAAGGCATGAGCATTGACGACGCGGCGCAACTGCCGTTCGCAATTCAGCCGGTGGAAAGCGACCGAATCGGCGGCGTGTATCAAAACGTCGTCAGCGAAGACTACGTTTCCGGCGTCATCATCGGCGAGGACGGCGCGAAAGTCGGCTACCGGGTTTTCCGCCGCGGCATGGCGGCAGGTCAATACATGGACCCGGTGGACGTGCCGGCCACGCAATTCGTCCACTACCTAGACCCCATGCTCGTCGATATGTATCGGGGCGTTTCCAAGCTGGACGCCGCGTGCGCGAATCTCCGCGACCTTTACGAGATGATCGACCTCACGAAAGGCAAGGCCAAGCTCGCCGCCGCGCTAACGGTCTTCACCAACAGCATCGGCGCGACTGCGGGCAGCGGCGCGATGGACGGATACTCCAGCCAGCTTTTCGACAACCAGCAAAGCGGGATGCAGCAGGACATTCTATACGGGCAGATCAACCATCTGACCGCTGGGCAGGACATCAAATTCCCGTCCAACGAATCACCTGGCACAAGCGATCAGTATCTCATGAATCTGCTGCTGAAGCTCGTTGCGATGAGCTACAATCTGCCGTTCTCTTTCGCGCTCGACGCTACCGCACTCGGCGGTGTTTCGTCCCGGCTCGAAAGCGAGCAGGCGAAAGCGGAGTTTGAGCGTGGGCAAAAGGTTCTTGCACCACACGCGCACCGCATCAAGAACGCCGCGCTTATCGACGCCATCGGCAAAGGACTTTTCCCGGCCAGCGTAGCCGACAAAATTGGCAGCGGTCGGTGGAGCTATCGTCCGCATCCTCAGCCTGACATCGGCAAAGAGGCAAACGCCGCGATGAATCTATATCAAAACGGGCTGCTGAACCCGATGCAGTATTGGACGGACGACGCGCAAGACCCCGAGAACGTAGCCAAAGACATGGTGCGCTGGGCAATCATTAAGCGCGATGCAGCGGAAAGAGAAGGATTCACGGTCGAAGAAGTATTCGGCAGCGGTCCCGCCAAGCCAACAAACATCAGTCAGAGTGAAACGACGACTACGGACGAAAACGGCGAGCCGGTTAAAACAGAGAAAGAATTTCACCGGCTGGCCGTTGATCCCAGCGTGAAAAGGGCGGTCACAATACGCTACATGGTTGATCTTCTTAAGGAGGTTTTGCCAACTGAGCAGGCCATTGCCGCCGCCTATAAAATATACGACAGCGATCAGGTCAGACCGTCTGTTGCCAATGAAGTTTCCGACAAAATCATTGAAAGGGACAAGGCAATAAAAGACCGCATAAAGTTCAGAGAAGAACAAGCGATTCAAAAAGCCAAGGAGCACGTCAACATAGTTCGTGAAGCCGTGGCGCTATTGAAAGGCATGGGTGTTTCCGAAAATTATGCACAGATCATTGCCCAATACGTCCAAGACAATTTCAAGACGCGACGCCAAATGCTGGCCGTAGCAAGGCGCAAAGGAGAGGAATGGCTCAAATTGAATAAGCCAGAAAACAAAGGAACAAAGAAGGAAGCGTCTAAGTTTGCTGCTGTTGGAGAGCGTGGCGGAATCAAGGCATCACCGAAGGCTCCAAAGTCCGATACTCCCAACAAAGACCCACAGGGCAAAGGCACGGCAAAGGGCGATGCGTCAGGAAAGAGCGGAGCAAAGGTCACAAAATAATGAAGCCACCCGACTACATCATCAACGCGGCGAAGCGCGGCCTTGAGTTGCTCGACCAAGCAGGGGACGGACTCACCGAAGGCACCAAGGACGCCGCTAGGCGCATGGCAGCGGGCGAGATCAGCGACGAGAAAATTGTGAAGGCCAACGCATGGGCGGAGCGTCACGCGGTGGATCTTGAGGCAGGCAAAAACAGCAATGCCGACGACAAGGACTGGCCGGGCGCCGGCGCAGTAGCCCACTATCTCTGGGGCATTAACCCGCTCTCCCCCGATGCCGCCCGCGAATGGTTCAAGCAACAGGCCGAGAAAATTCAAAACCCGAAAAGCAACTTCTCAGCACCGCGCCATTACTTCGCTGCCATACCCGGCGAATCCCGAGTTGATGAGGCGAACCGCGTCATCCGTCGCGTCTCACTAATCAGCGAGGGAGACGCCAAGGGACACAAGGACGATGAAGGTCGGCAGGTCGTAGTGGATCAGACTTGCCTCGATCAGATTTTCGAGTTCTGCCTAGCGTCGGAAACAATCAAGGTGAAGATCGACCACGGCAGCGGCGTTTTCGCAACGGCTGGCTACGTGGACAACTTCTTCCGCGAGACATCGCGCGTCACTGGCAATCTGCACATCTACGAGACAGAGGACGAAGCACCTCGCATCTTTGAAATCGCACGCACAAACCCGAGGCACATGGGCATCTCTTTGGAGTTCATCGGACAGGATGAGATCGACGGCAGAACCATACTGGCGCGCTGCTCGGAAGTAATGACCGCGGCACTTGTGTCTGACCCTGCTGCTAATCATTCTTTGTTCTTTTCTCAAAAATGCGAAAAAACAGTTGCAACAACTCTTAAGTCTGATATAACCCCAATCAATCCCGAATTTATGCCACCCAAAAAACTCGCAACTGACTCCGCCGAAAAAGAACTCGCAGAAACCCAGGACGAAGCGGCTCCTGAGCCGACCATGAAACAGATCGCGGAACAGATCACCGCGCTTGCCAGCGAATACGCGGCTTTCAAAAAAGCATTTGAAGATGCCAACCCGAAAGAAATGGCCGAGGACGACGAAGTGAACGATGCCGGGACTGAAGGCGAAGAACCCACGGAAGGCATTGATCCGAATGTCGAGCCAGTCGGTAAAGGCAAGGCCGTCATGGGCAAAGGCAATAAGATGGCCGCTGACGAAGAAGAGGAAAAGAAGATGTCGCGCGTGATCGAAGCGACGATCAAGCGG